CCATCGGTAAACCAGCCTGAACCGGCTCATTCGGACGCTCAGTCGGACGCACAACCGGAGGCCGCACAGGACGAGGCGAAGGAGTTTGCGTAACCACCCCAGCACGCCTCGACGCCTCGCCCTGCGTCCCGGCAGGTGCCTCACCCGGCAGCCGAGAAGAATCCATCAAATCAGTACGATTCAGACTAGCGACCATATTACCTCTTCCCCTTCTTAGCCTTCTTAGCAGCAGCCTTGCCCGCCTTCGTATACGGATACCTCTTACCCTTAACCGTCGGCATCAACACTCCCAGACTTCTTCACAGACTTCTTCACAACCCTCTTCACCGGCTTCTCATCCTCAGGCGCATCCACCTTCGCCACACCAGACGGCAAAAACGCGACAGCCTCCCCAACACGCAACCGGACACCACCAATCGAAACCCACGGCACCGACCCCCTACGAGAATCCTCAGACATCCCCACCTGCACAGAAAACGACCGATCAAACTGCTCAGCAATCCCCCGACGAATCGACTCCATCTTCCCGCTCACACGAGCCTCATCATTCACGCCCGCAAGATCAGACTCCTCAACAACAACAACCGAAATCTTCAACTCAGCATTACGCACAAAAGGCTCCTAACCCTGTGGACCGACGAACGCCGCAGGCGAACGAGCAGCAGTCAACATCGACGACAAATTACGCAAATCCTCAGGCGGCGGAGCAATAGCACCCGCAACCTCAGCCTCAGGACCAGCCCCCACAGCACCACCCATCATCATCTCAGCCCCCGCAGGAACCTGAGCCTGCTGCGCCTCCAACTCCGCCTGGCGCCGCTCCTCAATCTCCTGCTCAACATCATCCCACGCCAAATCAATCCGCACCCCAGAACGAACCTTCTTAATCAGCGACGAGAAATCGCCAACCGAAAACGGCGACTCAGGCGACGCAGCCAACGTCTGAACCTGCGTCAAAATCGCACGCTCAATCGACTCAGCCGTCGAACGAGACTTCTCGCCCTCAACATCATCAACCAACGGATCATGACGCATCACCGTCTCCTGCGAAATCGTCCCCATACCCAAACGCTGACCCAACGCAACAATCCGGTCACCCGCATCCAAACCAGCCGCAAAATACGACACCTTCGACCGACACGCCACCAACCCAGCCGAATCAACCCACAACTCGCCAGGCTTATACGCCAAATCGCCACGCTCAGCACCAAACCGAACCGCATACACCTTCTCAGACCGCGGGAAATACGCGTAATCAATACGCGCCATCGCCTCATTCACATGCTCAAGCGACTCCTCAAACAGTTGATGCGCCTCCTGCACCGGAAAATCCAACACCGCAGCCAACAACTGATCCGCCCGACGCCCCGTCCGAACATTCGCAGCAGCCTCACCACCCAACTCCGCAGGCAACCCAACCGTCAAGCGCTGCGCGCGCTCCAAATCGCCAACCGCCGTCCGCTCCATAAACTGCGGAGGCGTATTCCGATGCTGAACCGAACCACCCTTAATGATCCCCGGAACCCCCTCAAACGGATTCGGAGCCTGACGCAACTCCGGCTCCTCCGACGGATTCGCAATCACCCACGTCTCACCAAGAATGCCCTGACGAGTCGCAATATACGCCAACGCATCCATCTCAGCCGCACGCTGATACATCCCAACAATCTGATGATAACCCGACCGCTGCTGCGACAACGAAATCTCACCAGGCACCACAACCAACGGCATCCCCGCACGATTCGGCACCATCGCAATCGGCGCCCAATCAGCCGCCAAATGAATCTCACCCGACGCAATCGAATTATTGAAATCAAACTCGCCACTACCCTCACCCTGACGGCGAGCAGCAACCAACCAAATCACATCCGAATCGACATACTCCAACACGTCAATCGTCGTATCCGCAGTATCACCCTTCTTCACGCCCAAACTCGCAGCCGCCTCAGGATGAGAACGCCTCAACCACCCCAACGTCTGCCGATTAGCAAAAATGCAATCAGGCGGCAACATATCATCCGGGTCGCCAGTCGGACACGCATACGTAGACAACGGCGACCGCACATCAAACTGCGGAAACTCACCCGACATGTTCGGACGCACCCGCAACGGAGCCGACGCATACCCAACCAAATACCGAGCCGCACGACGAATCTTCCGCTGCGACCTATTCAACTCATGAAACGCATAAAACGCCCGCCGACGAGACCGAGCCTTATCCAACTCACGTTTCGTCGCAGCCGCAGGCATCGCCTCAATCTCAGGAAACACAGACGCAATCCTCTGCGCCGTCTGATTAATCCCCTGACGGGCAATGTTCGCAATCGCAGGACGCTCATCCGTCTGAAACTCAGGCAACGGAACAACAATATCGCCATCATAAAGATCAGCGATCTCCCTCATCACCTGCTTCTCAGAACCCTCACCATGAACCCGAGAGTTATAAAGCTCAACAACCTCACCAGCGCTAATCATCAAACAACCCCACACAAGCATCGTGAGCAATCACAAGCTTCACCTGCTCCAAAAGTCCAATCGCCTTCGTCGGCGTCATACCATCAGCCATATAGCACCACATTTCCTCAGCCTCATCGTCCAAAAACGAGAAAATCGAAATGCCGCCCAAAAGAGTAGCGCCATCAGGAATAACCCCATAAGCACCCTCAGAAGGCATCGACCTTCGACCTCCCACCAAGCCACCCCGCCAAATGCGAGTTCAACCTTGGCATCCGAGAAGGGTCCGGGGCCTTCAGTACGCGAACTTTGTTTGCCATCATCCAGCAAGCCATAATCTGATCGTCAGTACCCGAAGAACCATGCTGCAAAGAGTACCGAGTTACTTCATTGACCAGCTTAATAGCGTTACGCCTCCCCGTAAAGTCTCTCGGAGAAGCACCACTCGGCGTCTGCATCCCCGGCAAGCGAATATTCCCATCCCGAAACAACGGACGCAACATCGTAATCCCATAATTAGGGTCCGACTTATTCTTATGATGCGTCTCATGGTCATGGATACGGATGTGATTCTTCCGCTTCCACCGATCAACATACGGCTGCTGCAAAAACCACCGCTGCGCCACATTCTTCTCAAAAATTACATTCCGCAACGGCAACCCAATCGCCTCAAAATCAAGACGCATCCTCTCCAACACACCCGAATACGAATCGCGCTCCCCATACAAAAACTCAGGCTGAGTCATCGACCCCCGCCACAAATCCAACAAAAAATACGACTCCGACGACGGATGATACGCCCACGCCTGCACCGCCCAATTCTTCGTAGGCGACGGATCAACCGACACCACCGTAATCAACTCACCATCCAAATCAGGCAACTCCCAAGCATCCCGATCAGAATCCCAACACCCCGGAAACTCGTCATCCCCATCAACCCAATGCTTCGGAACCAACACCGTGTCAGGCGACGTATCATTCTGCTGAAACACCGTCTCAAACCGCAACGGATTCTCAGCCTGCTCACGCAGTAAATCCCGATACGTCAAACGGCGAGGATCAAGCAAACACCCCTCCGGGTACGGCACCGCCGTAGACGGATGATGCTCCGGCGACTTCGACGGGCCACCCAAACACTTCTCCGGGTAATGCGCCTTAAACACAATGTGGTGATACTTCCGGCGACGACCCTCCTCCAAATCCAAATCAAACCCATCAAGCTCGACGACATCATCCTCCTCAACGTCCAACTTGTCCAAGCAATAACGGTAATGCTCATTCGGACCCAACCGCTGCCCCTCAAGAACCAACAACCCGCCAGGCTCAAGACGTTTCTCCACCTCAGCATCCCACCACAACCTCGTACGCTGCTGCTCCGCCTCCGAATCCATCTTCCTAACCGTCACAAGATCATCAAAGATCAGGAAGTCAACACGCCAACCAATAATCTCACCATTACCAAACGCAGTCCACGTCGGCTCCTTATCCGCAGGCGCACGACCATCCAACTGCTCAACCGTAAACGAATTAGCCGTCCAAAAATCCGACTGACCCAACGGCTTAACCCGACCAAAATCGACAGCCAACACGCCAGACGGCTCCGCCTCCATCCCCTTCGCCACCAAATCATCCGACACTGGCACCATCGCCGTCCGCTCAAACGTCGTGCGAAGCCGACGGGTATACGACCCCGCAGCCGTCATGCCCCACGAACCCAACACGCCACGAATCCTGCGATCACGCATCGTCAACCACGCCGGAATGTCATGAGCAAACAGCGCCGTCTTGCCCGCACCAGGCGGACAATTCACAACCGCAAACCGCTTCTCATCATCCTCATACAACTTCAAGACGACATCGGCAGCTTCCTTACGCCACGGCGTAGCCACCCTCCCGAAATAACGCTCACTGAAATAGTGGAAGTCGTCTAGGGCCTCCGTCGCCTCCTCCGACAGTCCATCGTACTGGACTGGCTCCGGCAGGTTCGCCTCCTGATGGCCCTGAGTGCGGGGGTCTTTGTTGGCACCACCCCTCTGCGACCAATGATGCTCCTTGCCTTGCGTCTTAGGCTTAACAAGTTCGCGCCCACGACGCTCGTTCAGGATGTTGTCGCCGGTCTTGCGCGAGAATCCAGCCGTTCGACATGCGTGTGCTATGGAAGCGCCCTCATCGACGCACTTCCAATACACCTTTAACTGCTCAGGGGTAATCATCGTACTCCCATGTTACTACCAGAAATCATTTACGCTAGACCTACCCCACCAGAGGCCCCCCCCCCCCCCGCGCCCCGGGACCCCCCCATCGGCCCGCGCGCGCGCCCCCCCCCCCCCCCCCCCCCCACCCC